TCGTGTCCACAAGCCCTGCAGACGTAGCGTAGAGATAGTCAGACGGATCGACACTTGCCTCGTCAATCGCACTGAAATGCGTCCCGCTTGACGGTTGCCTGCTCCACTGCAAAGGCGTCGAATCTGCGCTTGGGCGGGAATAAGAATAGGTGACGGTTGAGTAGGTGAAAACAATCAGACCCTGACCGCCAGACGCAGTACCAGAGCCACCGTTGCCCATGCCGCCGCCATACGTCCCACCGGACGCAAGCGTACTGCCCGTACCCGAAACACCACCGCCAGAGCCGCCACCGGGGCCAGCAGTCGGGCCAGCAGTGCTTGTCCAAATCGCAGCGCCATTGCCGCCCACCGCGCCGCTGTTGTTGGGGCTGGTGCCGAATCCACCGCCACCGCCACCGCCGTTTGAGCCTGCGACTGCAACAGATGATGACGTAGCACCAGCGCCGCCGCCTGTACCACCGCCGTTGCCGCCTCGGACAGTGGTTACACCACCATCACCGGCAGAGCCACCATTCGCACCTCCACCGCCACCGCCAGTATCTGTAGCCGCAGCAACACCACCAGTACCACCAGCACCCGATGGGCCTGCCGCACCGCCGCCGCCAGCATTGGAAACACCGCCGCCGCCGCCAGAACCACCAGAATAGGTAGTTGTGCCAATACTTGCGCTGGCCTGACCACCAGAGATAACCCCGCCACCATTGGCGAGCACACCTTGCGTGGCAAGCGTAGGAGCGGCGTTGCTCGCTGCATTAAACCAAGTATCACCACCTGCCGCGCCAGCACCAGCAGCGCCACCAGCACCGACGTTGTAATAGGCAGTGCCGCTGGCCGTTAGCCCAGTGACTGTGTTGGAGTATGCATACGCGCCGCCGCCTGACCCGTCTTGGGTGGAGGTATTGGGGCCGCCGCCTGCGCCAATCGCTTCGACGGAAATGAGCGAACCAAAGTCAGACGGGACGGTAAACGTCCCGCCTCCGGTTGTCGTGATAAAGACAACCTTGGTGACCACAGCTTAGGTGAGCGTAAAGATAGCGCCGGGACTGGCGTTGGAGAACTTAACGGTAAATGTTTCGCCGTCATTAAGAGTCAACGCACTGCCATAATCCCACCAAGCAACCAGAGGACCAGCGCCTGCGGTAATGGTCTTGGAGGAGTTATACAGCACGGCATACTGGAACGGGCCGATAGAACCGCCGGAAGCAGTAAACACCACCTGTGTGCCAGAAACGGTGGTTACCCCAGTAACTTCCGCCACAGTAATAGTGGTTGCAGTACCACCTGCGGTATAGCCATTACCTGCGGAGATCTCAGCGAGATCACCCTTCACCGCATCAGCAGAAGCCGAAGGCGTGGCGTTGGACAGGTAGATCTTGAATACGTCCGTGTCAAAGTCATGGACGCCAAGAGTAAGCTGTTCGGTAAAGTCGTAGAACTTATTATATGCAGCCATCTTAGAACTCTTCTATGAGGGCAGTTACGGCCACTTCAGCAGCCTCACTGAGGTTGATGATCAAAGCCCCATTCACAGGGCCGGTGGTGAACTGCCGTTTGCTAAGTGCATAAACCCGGAACTTTTCCTCTGCGCCAAGGAAAACTTTGATCAGCGGCGAGTTAGAAAGGCTAGGGTTGTTGAGAGCGTAGATCCACCGCAGGCGAAGGCGCTTGCCCGCTGCCGGGGTGTAGATAGTCGTAGAGCCGGAAGCAGTGACTGTCGATACCACATGGGTAAAGTCATATTCACCGCTATCCAGCCCTTGGACGTAACTTACGCCGCTGACTGACACGCCTTACCCCAGCTTGGCCCGAAGAGACTCAAGTACGGCTTCAGCAGCTTTACGCTTAGCTTCAACTTCGACCAAAGCAGCTTCCGCAGCAGCTTTCTTAGCGTCAATCTCAGCATCACATGCAGCGGTTTTTGCTGCAATGCTTGCCTCAACTTCAGCCAGCTTAGCCTCAACTTCAGCCAGCTTCTTTTCAGTAGCAGCCAAAGTCTTCTTGCGAGCAGCGCCAGCTTCTGCAAGTTCTTGCGAACGTGCATCGACCAAGCGAGCTGTCTCGGCAATTACATCCTGCCGTGATTTAATCGCCTGCTCCATCTGGCTATTAACTTCTGCCAGCCGCTTGTCCGCCTCTACATAAGCGTCTTTGATTTCTTGGTCCGTGGCAGCGAGTTCTTTGCGCTTAGCGGCCACCGCTTTCTCAAGCTCGTTCCGTTGCTGCGACATCTCAATCACAGCAGGGATCGAATCAAGAACGGGTTTCCAAGACGCTTCAAACTGCCGAAGAGCGCCAATATCAATACTCATTATTACCTCCCCGGCATGCCAGCTTGGATGACAGTCATCGTCGCCTGACCGCTGGTATAAGGAGCCACCAAACTCAGCCTGACGGCACGTACTGGATAGCTGTAGTTACCGTCCAGAGAAGCGGTCTTGGTAGTCAACCCTGCTTGTGAGAACCAAACAGCCGTAGCCGGGTTAAAGCCCGTCGCAAAAACGTCGTCATAAGTATGCTCGACGGTATACGTAAGGCTTGCCCCGGCAGACAGCGCTACTGCAACGCTGACGTTAAACGGCGACTGATTGATGTCAAGGGGAATAGGGGCCGAAGCCCCCAGTCCAGTCAACGCTGTACGAACTGGGCGCATGCTACCCCCTTAATCAGTTCTGGAAGGCGGTCGGGTTCTGAGCGCCGTTCTCAGCACGTTGAGCGTAAACGATGGTCACAATCGCACGGCCAGCAGTCAGGGTCGCGGTACCAACAGCCACACGCACATAGACAGTGGTGTCAGCCGTGGTCGAGGTCTGCCAAGCAAGCTGCGTAGCAGCAGTGGTAGTGCCAGTAAACCGGCCACCAGCCGTAGTAGCCGTAGCAGCCATCAGTTCAGCGCCACCCGAAGTTGTGCCAACCGAGATCGTCATCGTGCCAGCGGTAGCGGCAACAACCTGATCGACCAGAATGTTAACAATCTGCGAGCCTTGGGGCAGAATAAATCGAGCGCCGTCAGTATTACCAACAACGGTACCAGTAAGGTCACCCGTGTCATAGGACTGATTAAGCATCATCAGCCCGGTATTACGGCCTGCGCCATAACGAACGGTGCCAGAACGAATGGGGCCGGAGAAAGTAGCGAAACTCATTTTATATGTCCTCGTTTGCTTCTACCGTTTGAGGAAAATCTGCCAAGCCAGTCGGTAGAAAAGGTGATCTTGGGTGTAGGAACGCTAACACAAAAGAGATTATAGGGCAACGGCCTTTTTATCAGGCGCGGTGAACTGCGGGGCAACGCCGCCATACTTGAAGGAGTACCCTTTGAGTCGGCCCTTAGATATCGGTTGCCCAGATAAAAGCGCACGGCGCAGCGTAGGCATCTTGATTTCGTACCGCTGAAGCACTGCCGTAAGGCTCGGGAACATGACGCCATCAGGCATAACGAACACGGCTTTTGATGTTTTAAGTTTGGCCTCTTCAGTATGCTTTTTACCCGTCCAGTGTTTATGACTCCGCCCCGCCTCAATATTGGCGCGGATTTTGGCGCGACCTTCTTCGGATACTTTACGTCCCGGCGCTTTGGGTTTCCCCTTTTGTGCCGCTCCGATCTTCTCGCGTACTTCTTCACTTAGCGTTTTACCGTAGCGGTAATGGTTTTCGCCAGCGTGTTTTCCCTTACGCGCAGTACTTATATTTTGCTTTGCTTGCTCTGAAAGGACTACGCCAAGGCGCGGGGTATAGGCATCGGTATTGATGTTGTAGCAATCTGGTTGACCCACACACTTCATCAAGTACGTGTTCTCGATGTCAAAGGCTGTGCGGTCTTCCGCGACGTCCTCGATGACTTCAAACACGAACATCTCTGCACCGTGTTTGTTCCATGCTGCTTGTAGGCGCGGGTTCTTATGGACACCACGGCGCAAGTCGTATTTGTGCTGCCACTCCCTGCGGGCGAAGGACTCTGCGCTACCGATGTAATAGTGCCCATTTGCCATATTGGTGATGCGGTAGATGACAGCCATGATACAAGTCCAAGGAAAGTTGATGACGGATGAAGTCTACAACTCCTTGGATCTGTAACACAACCCCAAAAGAAAAGGGGGCCGAAGCCCCCTCGAAACCCGCATAAATACTAGGTTTCAGGTCATGCGCCGGGAGATGCGAACATACCAAGCGGGTCCGACCAGCCGAACGAATAGCGTTCGCGCGCTTTGTAGCGAACATTTCCGGTATCGAAGTCACCATCCATCGAGGTGGCAAGCGGGGTACGAACGAAGTGCTTCAGACCATTGGGAACGTCCGTGGTCAGGTACCAAGCGTTGTTGTCGGTCAAGAAGTGGTTCACGGTGTAGCCACCGGGGATCGAACCGTTGTTCTTCAGCGCGTTGATATCGTTGTCAGTGGTACCGACACGGAGTTCGGTTTCCAGCAGACGGGTAGCAACGAACTGGAGAGCAGGCGGAACAATCAGCTTCTTGGGCTTGGCGGCGATCAGCAGGCCACGCTCGTCCGTCCATGCAGCGATCTGAATAACAGCAGCCTCAAGCGAGGTTTCATTCAGGTCGGCAGGGGTAGCCGGAGTGTTGCTGTTGGTAGCGCCGTTAACCAGCGGGTGGGCCGTCGAGAACAGAGCAACACCGTCACCACCGGGGACGCCAGCGGAGAAGCCGTTGTTCAGAACCGCAGCAGCCTTGACCTGCTTGGTGTACGCCATGGCACGAGCCAGCGCCTTGGTATAACGGGCCGAAAGGCTGTCATACAGGTTGTCCTCGATGGCCTCTTCGGTCAGCGAGAAACCCAGAGCGATGGTTTCGTGGTTGTAGCGAGCGGTCCAAGCCTCTTGCGCGTTATCGTAGGCAATCGCGCTGCCCTCGTTCTTCACCGGAGCGGCGGAGAAGCCAGACAGTTTGGTTTCCTCTTCAAACGAACGCTCGGAGGTCTCGGTCTCATAGATCTCCTTGTGCTCTTCGCCGTAGCCGGAGTACTCCAGACCAAACAGAGCGTTCAGACCGGGGAGGAGTTCCTTAAGCAGTTGTGCGCGTGAAATAGCCATGTTAGATCACTCCTTAGGCCACGTAGTAGCGGTGAGCGCCGAAGGTGATCTTAACAAGCACCTCAGGAGATTGAACAAGAACCAGCGAACCGGACGCAGTGGTCGAAGCAGCCATCGTCAGAGTCTGCGCGGTGGCGGACGAAACGGTAGCGGCAGTGCCCACAACACCAATCCACTGAAGCTGGCCGGTAGCGGCCACAAGCTGGAACATATCCGTGCCAACCGGGATCACTTGACCAACAGTCAGACCCGACACAACGATAGACGTAGTGCCAGTACCCGACGAATAGGCGCAAGAAGTCAGAACCTGAGTATCAGGAACCAGACCCAGCACACGGAAGTTGCCAGTGCTCGACGTAGCAGCAACCACACCACCAGCCGAATTACCAGTCGTGGCAGAGCCAGTCGAGGTGTTACCAGCCATGTTCGCGCCAACAAGTTGCTGCGTTGCCGAAGCAATCGTCGCAGTACCAGCAGCGGTCACAACAGCGGCCTTAAACACGGTATCCGGGTCGTCACACACAATAGCTTTGATATCGCCAGCGGTGATGTTGCCGGGGTAATACTGCGAGAAGCGCTTCTGCTTGGTCACCGGATCGGTATACGAGCAACCAAGGAACACGCCAACCGCTGCGTTACCAGCAATCGTGTTAGCCAGAATAGTGATAAAGCCAGAAGAGATCTGGACAAAATCACCGTTATAAATTGCGGTACCGTAGTTGTACGCAATCGCGTATTCGCGGGTGGAACCCGAGAACACTTGCCCGCCAATCAGATTGACAGGCCGGAACCCATAGGGTGCCGAAACAGTCGGGTAAGGCATTTAAGACTCCTAAAATTGATTAGACGCCCTTGCCGAAAGAGGTTCCCGATTTGCGCTCCTTAAAGAGCGGCATGCGCGGGTCACTCTGACGCATAAGGCTGTTGTCAACAGCTTCCGTCTGGGCTTGCGTTTGCTTGGCAACATATTCGTTGCGCTGCTGCACAAACTCAGTCGGGGTTTTACAC